ATAACGAGTATCGTCATTCTTATTACCCTCAGGTTGTGGTGTTTCTGTCTGTTCAGGTTGTCCCTCTACGGGAGCTGAATCTCCAGATGGTTCTGTAAACGCATCTACTGGAGATAGTGTATTGTCTAAAGAGCTCTCTTCTGCTGTCGTAGGCGCTGTAAAAGCGTCTTCGAAGTTTGGAGAGGTGTCTTGTCCTTGATTATCTACCATCTTGTCTCCTATTTACTTTTCTTTTTTGTTTTAGTTTTAGCGGGTGCCTCTTTTTCAGAGGGTTGACCTGCTCTTTGTATGTCTGTAGTCATCTTGTTCTTTACCAAAGATAATGTATCATCTAATCGTTTATCAAACAGGGTACTTGCAGCTTGCGATTTATTCGTCATTTTGTCAAGGCCTGCTTTGAACTTCTCGACTTCAGCTTTCTTTCTTAGATTTACAGCTTCTCTGTCTCGTGTCTGTAAATCACCTTGAAGTTTTTTAATTTGTTCTTGAGATTGCTCTAGAGCTTGTTTCAGTTTTCCAATTATATCCATTCTTTGCTGTACTCCTTCTGCATCAAAAACTTCTGTTTTCTTTAATACTTCTTGTCTATCAATTAAGCCAATTTGATAAGCATCTTTATAAAATTCTAATTCTGCATATCTATTTGTAGGTAAGGTTGAACCTGCTACAGCTATCACATCGTATTTACCTATAGTAATATCGTTAAATGTTTTTATTTCTTGTGTTTTATCATCGACTAATCGATTGTTTATAACATACTCACTCAATGAATTATTAGGGTTAGCTACTCTAAAAACTTTACGAGTTGTGTATAATTGTTGCATTAAAGGAATAGCTATTTGAGCTACTCTTGTTAAACTTGCTTCAATATCAGCAAGCTTTGATTTAATTTTTCTTTGTCCAAATTCGTCCAGACTAACAGTTGCTTTATAAGTTTGTGGCGCTGCCTGAGTATTTCCCATCATCATTTCATACAATCCTAACTGATGGTCTATATCATTTTTAGCTGTCATTTCATTTTGATATAGCTCATTAGGAAGTGGAGACGGTTGAACAGCCATAGGAGCACCATCGGTTGGGTCATAAGAAATTGCCACACCAGGCTGTGCCCATTTTTGTTCAAACTCAGCCATATCAACACTGCCTTCTGGAACAAGTATTTTTGTATTTGTACTAGTTGTTGCATGTGCTATTATTAATGACCTTGTTTTATTTATATATTCTTGTAATCCTTTTACCAGTCTTACATCTGAAGCTGGGAAAGGTGTTCTTGTGTGAACATTGCAAAAAGGAACTACTGGGTAATGTTCTAATGGGAGAATCCTAGAGTATAACATAGTTTCTCCAATAATAACACATTGCTTTATTTTAGGAACTAGTGTTTTAACAACTTCTACAATATTCCTATCTATAAGAACAGACATTTCAAGTTTTTCAATTTGAATTTCTGGAACTTGTGGAGTAGGAACTTCTGCTTCAGGCCCATATCCTAATTGCTTCATTTGTTGCTCAGCTTGCATTGACTGCTGTTGTATAGCTTGCTGTCTTTGCAATTCAAGAGTTTGTATATATTTCTGAGCTTCTTCTGGATTTTTAAATATTCTGCCATTAACAACTATTACGATTAAGCTTTTATACTTATCATAATCTTCTTTATCTAGTAAATTTTCTTTTCCGCTAAATGTTTCATATACCCTATATTCTTCTTTATGAACTTTAGTATATCTCTCATAACCTCTTATATACTCTGTGTTATCTAGTCTACTTACATCTTCAGGAAAATGGACCGTTCCATCAAAGTATCTGTCTGTTTCTGGAGAATTATGACTTTCTTCACCACTAGCTTTTTCAATCTTTTTATCATATAAAGGCCATATCTTCTTTGCTTGTTCTTTTGTAAACAATCTAGATACTATAATATTTTCTGCATCATCAAAGAATCTATTTCTAGAAGAAGGGTCAACATATACATCTAAAGGGTCTAAGTCATGAAAACAAACTTCACCTTTACCCATATCTTTTACAGGGTCCTGATATACATGTATATATCCAATCCCCATTGTATAGTAATCATCAATAGCTTGCCTTATAACTGTTCTTCCATCTGATATGTCGTACATATAAGAAAGGAGTGCGCTCATTACATTTGCGACTTTTTTATCTGAATCTTCTCTAGGAGAACATCTAAAAGAAGGTCTATTAGCAGAAAGCATCGCTTTTGCTGTCTCTACGGCAGGATGAATACGATTAACGACAATCGCAGCTTGACCTCTTGATTCTAATACATCGATTTGTTCTTTAGACCATTGCTTTCCTAGTCTAAATTCCTTGTCTTCTTTAGCCTCTTTAGCCCAAGTATCTCTTGCTGAAGAATACTTTTTAAACAAGTCAAGAGTCTCATTAACCATTTTCTTGTTATTCTTAGTAGAAGCTTCTTTTGTATATGCCATAATTTGTTTTATTTCCTAGTATTTATCAACCTAATATAAGCTACATTGTCATCCAATCAAAAGCTTTTTTTACAAAACTTTCATTTTTTATATCTGGGTCGTATTCTTGTATCCGACAAGGCTTATGTCCATCAAGCGCTGTCCACACTGCATCCATCACATCATCATGCTTTCCTTTAGGGTAGGATAAGAACTCTTGTTGAGCTTCAATATCCTCAGGTCTAAAGTGAAATAGTTTCCTTGCAAACATAGGAACTAATGATAAAAGTCTTTCGCTTTTAGAGTTCCTAGGCTTAACACCTGATTCTAATCCAGGTATGTATAAATTTTCTTCTCTCATTAAATCTCTTACAGCTACTCTTAGTGCTTCCTGATATCCAACAGTTTCTACCTTCATTCTCCTAGGTCTATATTTTTTATATTTATCAATTAATATTTGTGGTTGTTCCGCAGGCGATATTCTGTTTCTGTAAAGGTCGATAATATACTTATTGTTGTCATTATCAACACCAATTGTAGCGACAACAAAAAAATCAGCCCTAGCAGAAAGGGAACTAGCAGGGTCGACCCCACAATAGACATCAATCGGTATAATTTTCTTTTCATCTCCAACCTCTCTTGTTAAACAGTTTTGTCCATTTATTCTCTCATAATCATAATGGTGTAATTTTATCCATTCAGGTTTAAAGGGAGCATTATCAGGAGATTGAGCAATATTCATATACTCTTGGAAAAATCCATTTAAGTTACCTACTGACTGAAACTCTTTTTTAATTCCTAAAATCCTGCTTTTGGGAAACCTTTCAGGCCATATACTCTTTTCATTATCATCCCATATAGAATACCAAAGGACTTTCCATGTTTCAGACTCTTTAGCCCAATATAAAAAACAATCCTCAGATATTACAGTCCCAATCATACATATCTTACCATCATCTGATAAAGATGGTATAACTGCTTCTGTCATCCATTTTCTATTTTTAGCCCTAGCTTCGGGAGTAAATGCATTTAGCTCAGATTCAAAGTCATCTACAATAATAAGATTAGGACGAGTATCTCCCTCAATAAAACCCCTAACTCTTTGTCCTGTACCTACAGCTATTATACGAGTGCCATTAGCAAGTACTACATCGGTATGAGTCCATCTTGCCGCAGTATTGGGCCCCATATCTCCAAATGTCTTTCTAAAATTATCGCTATGAGTTAAATGGTATTTAATTCTTGATAAGAAGTTTATAGACTGCGCTTGTGATTCAGAGATAATTACTATAAATAAATCTTCATCACTTCTTTTAAAAGCTAATCTCCATAAAGGATAAATGAGAGTAGTAACAGTGCTCTTTGCCGTTCCCCTCGGAGCAGCTATTAACACTCTCTTTTCGTCGTCGTCAGCTAAGGAAGAATACACCTCATGGTGGAACGGGGGTGTTTGTTTGCGGAGGGCAGTCGGGAAGCAGTGCCTTCCAAACAACGCCATATTATTCCGCAATTTTTGAAGAGCTCTTAACTCCTCATGTCTAGCTTCATAGTCCATTATTGTCCTTCAGCTATCTTAGATGCTCCTATTGCTACTGGAGGAAGGGACCAGGCATATTTTAAATAGTCTTGTAATTTTTTACCCCAACCTGTGAAATAAGCTATCTCATCAAGATTGCCTATTCCTTTAAACTTTTTAGGGTCTTTTATTATTTCCTCCATAATATCATCTCCTAAAGCTCTTAGCTCTGACACTCTTGCGCTTAACTCTTCTGCTATCTCACTTCTTTCATAACCAAGCAACTTAGCATTGCTTCTTTGACGAATTGCAGGAGAACTTTTAGCTAATTCCCATTCATCTAAAACACCCTTTTTAAAATACCTAGACTCTATTGACTTATTAAAGGCTTTTTGATAATTAAGTGGAAAGGCTTTTGTATTTAAATTTGCTCTTAAATTTCCATGAACTGCGTGCTTTAGTTCATGAACACCTGTATTCATAGGGTTTGGACCTTTCATTGTGCTTAACTCCATACCTTTCTTGGTAACATTAACTTGCCCCCATCTATCAACTGCAAAAGGTCTGTCAGGAACTCTTGACCCCTTCATGAAAGGTAAAACATCGCCTATATTACTAGGTAAAGGACTAGGCGCATTACCTGCCGCTGTTGTAGAAGGCATACTTCTAGGGTCGACTGGGCCATAAGAACCATATTCCCCTGGTTTATTTGGAGTTATTCGCCTTGGAACATTTTTCAAAGTATCATCTACAGTAGCTATATATTGACTATAAGAAAGAGGTTGTGAGTTTAAACTAACTAGTTCTGCTTCAAGCGCTCTAATTTGGTCATCTATATCCCTAGGAACTACCTTTTTCATACTTGGACTTCTTGTATCTGGCAACCCTGAATACTTGTCAAAAGTTTTAGGGTTAATGTCATCAGACATATCTGAAACTTTAGTTAATAGCCCCTTTTTGCCTTTCGTATATCGTTTATCTGCAAGATATCTTTTTCTTCCTTGCCTTAGTGCATGTTTTGCACGATATAATTCTTTTAATTTTTTATTTACTACATCTATTTTTCTATCTAAATCTTTTTGAGTATTAATAGGGAGTCCCATAGAGTCGTATTTTTTATGGACACTATTGGCATATCTTTTATAGCCTTGAGGACTTAATAACTCTTTTCGTAAATTTTGCTCTGCATTCCTAAAAAAAGCGTTTGCTGGAGGTTCTGGAATACCATGCTTTACGCCTTGTTTAGACATCATTTTGCGTAATAAAGCTCTAAAGGCTGCAGGTAGTGCCATTAATCCTCTTCTTTTATAGTTGTTCTCTGAGCCATCAAATTTTTCTCTTCTTCTCTAAGCTCATCTATAAGTTTAGTAGTGCTGGTTGCTTGAAGCGTATCTGTAGTCTTTACAAGATGCTTATCTTTCATTCCGTGCATATCTTGAAGATTCTCTACCGCTCGCATAAGATTCGTAACATCCTTCTTATCTCTAGCCATAGATATAGTACTATCAAGCAAATCTAGAGTGTAGTCTTCTGTCATGCCATGGTCTGACAATAACCTTGTTAATTCTTTTCTTACCATATCTTTAAATACCTCCGTTCTCATGTAACGCTTAACTCTTCTATTTTCATTAGAAGTTACTTCGCCACATACTTTAGCTATAGTTTTGTCAGTATTCATTGTCTGAGCATAAACCATTGCTAGGTTTTTCATTTTTTCTTGTTTTGCCTTGACCTCGATTGGTCTTTTCCCTGACATTGTAGTATTAGAACTTCGTCCCTTTACTTTTAAATCTCTTCCTCTGTACTTAGGATTATAGAAGGTGTATCCCCATGCGAACCTAAGGTAGACATTATCGATTCCACCATCTTTTGTATAGCGTTTTCTCTTAATAACCTTTGACACGAAACCATCGTCAGATAAGGCCCACTCCCCTTCTCGTGCATCTCTCCAATGATTATATTC